TCGGTGAGCTTCAAGATCCGTCCTCCGAAGATCGTCATGATCACCTCGAAGGGACGAACGACTCTCACCGAGGCAGAATGCGAGGTTCTCGACTGGGTGGATGTTCGGATCATCGACCTGATCGTCCGCCCGTACGAGTGGTCGGTCGGTGGGAAGAGCGGCGTCAAGGCGTACTTGAAGTCTCTTTTCGTCACCATCGAGGAAGATGAGCTCGAGCTCAAATACGCCGAGGTTCCGGAACTCGACCAGCTTCCGGCAAGGGCTGGACGGGTCGACGAGGGTCACATCATCGAGGGCGAGATCGTCGAGCAGTACGCGATCGGGGGACGGTCGTGAGCCCCACGCACTCGATCACTCTCACCGTCACGGTGGACGGCCCCAAGCAGTGGGAAGACGTCTACCAGGTTCTGACCAAGTACGCGGTCAACCTCGGCAAAGAGTGTCCGAACGTCACGCTAACTTCGTACGCTCTGGACGTGTACTACGACGAGGACCATCAGGAAAGCCTGGCTGAGCTCAAGGTCAGGCTTCGCGAAGCGGGCTTCAGCGAGTTCAATCTCGATCAGCTCGAGAGGGTTCTGTACGAAGTCGGATATCGATTCAAGAAAGAGGACTGATGCAGACCAACACGTACTACCGGAAGCCGTTCCCGGTCCAGGCCGTTCAGGTGACAGCCGAGAACCTCTTCGAGGTGGCCTCTTGGTGCAAAGGCGAGGTGTTGGTGACTCAGCCGCGGTCGGCAGGGCCCGGTAGCACTGATCAGAAGAGCTATGTCAAGGTCCCCGTCGTCGCTCCGAGGAACCCGAAGCAGACCATGGCGTTCCCGAGCGACTGGGTTCTCCAGGCCGGCACCAGCTTCAAGGTGTACTCGACCAAGGCGTTCATGGACACCTTCCGCTCTTCTACGATTGAAGAAGACGACAACTACGGTGCTGTGATCGGCGCACAGGCCTGACGCTTGCAGGTTGGGGATGGGCTATCGCGGCTCGTCCCTTTCCTAGAGGCGATAAGACCTCTGGCCCGCTATTGAAGGAGATTACTATGGACCAGCCCACCGCCCTCTTCACACCGGACAAGAACGGCACCAAGGAGCTCATCGCGTTCTTCAGCACCCCCGAGCGTCCCGTCACCGCGGCCGAGTTCATGGGTTTCTGGAAGTCCTGCACGGACGAGCAGAAGGACTACTACCGGAACGCGAAGATCTGATGCGACCCTGGGGTTGGTTCTGGTTCTTCGTGGGCATCGTGTTTGTGCTGGCCTGGTCGTGGGCGAGCGCATGAGGATCGTCCGAGGTCTCTTCTGGCTGATCATCATCGGGTTCATCCTCATGCTCCTGTTCTTCCCTCAGTTCTGGAAGGCTCTGTAATGCGTAAGTGGATCATCGGTCTGAGTATTCTTGGAGCAGCAATCGCTCAGTCGCCTTGTGATGCACCGAACTACAACCCGAATGACCAGGCTAAGCACACCCCTGATCCGGTTGCGACGGGGACGCTGGCTGGCGGCCACAACGAGCCGATCGAGTGCACCGTGGCTCGAGTTCCTTCGGACAAGCCGAACCTCGACAAAAAGCGATATGTGACGATCTACGGCTGTGCCGAGCGTAAGTATGGACCCCTCGATCTGAGCATCTTCGTCAGAGACAACACATCCGGAGAAGTCGGATCACACGACGAGCCTTCGGCGGGCCCCGAGGTTCAGTACGTCATCGGTTACGATGCAGGTCACAAAGTTGAGATCAACGCGGAGCTCAAGCCGGCTCGTCCTGGTTCAAAGCAGGGATTCTTGTACATGTCGGACGGTCCGGCGAACAAGAAGGTTCAGGCCATCGAGGGTGGCTGGAAGGCTCAGATCACCTTCAAGACTGCACGCTGACGAGTTGAGAGGGGTCCTTCGGGGCTCCTCTCAACCCAGTACTAACACTTTATTTTTCGAGGAGGGAGGCTTGTGGTAGACCTATACCCCCATCAACAAGACGCCGTGAATAAGCTCAGCAACGGTAAGATCTTGTGGGGAGGTGTCGGATCAGGTAAATCACTAACCGCCGCGGCATACTATATGAAGGTGGAAGCAGATGCGGATGTCTACGTTATCACGACGGCTAAGAAACGTGATTCGTGTGACTGGGAAGGAGAATTCGCCAAGTTCGGAGTCGGAAAACATCTCAACGCGACCATGGCTGGAGCCCTTACGGTTGATTCTTGGAACAACATCGGTAAATTCCGAAATGTTGAAGGAGCGTTTTTTATCTTCGACGAGCAGAGACTTGTTGGTTCTGGACAATGGAGTTCAGTATTCATCAATATCGCCAAGAAGAACCACTGGATCCTCCTTTCTGCTACGCCCGGAGATACGTGGCTGGATTACATTCCAGTCTTTGTCGCTAACGGCTTCTACAAGAACCGCACTGAGTTCAAGCGTGAGCATGTGGTTTACAACACCTATTCCAAATTTCCTAAAGTCGATCGCTATACGAACGTGGGACGACTCGTTAAACTTCGAAACCATCTGCTCGTGGAAATGCCGTATCTGCGGAGAACAACACGAGTGGAGAATACCATACACGTTGCTCATGATCGAGAACGACTAGATAAGGTGGTGAAGGAAAGATGGCACGTATTCGAAGAGAGACCCCTCAGGGATGTATCCGAACTCTTCTCAGTGATGAGGAAAGTTGTCAACTCGTCATCCTCGAGGACGGAGGCTATTCGTGGATTGATCCAGAAACATCCAAGGCTGATTGTTTTCTACAATTTCGACTACGAGCTGGAAGACCTGCGCTCGCTTGCCAGTTTGATTTCGGTTTCAGAGTGGAATGGTCACAAACATCAGGAGGTACCGACGACTGATCGATGGGTTTATCTTGTGCAATACGTGGCTGGGGCTGAGGGATGGAATTGCATTGCTACGGACGCGATGGTGTTCTATTCCCTTACATACTCGTATAAAGTGTGGCATCAGGCACATGGTAGGATCGATCGCCTAAATACCCCATATCAGACACTCTTTTACTACACCCTTATGTCCGATTCCGTTATTGACCACGCGGTTGCCAAGGCTTTGGCTGGAAAGAAGAGCTTCAACGAAAGTAAATTTATGTCCGCTTTGGGGTAGTTGGTATACCCTATGAAATGCCAAAATGCCAAATCTGAAGCTAAAAACTATTTGTTATAAGGTTTGTTAATAGTTAGTTACTAACTATTAAGTAAAGCGTTTTAAAAAGTTTTGAAGAAAATTTTTGGCTTTTTGACAAGATCGTCGATCGGAGTAGTTGTGGACGAACAGTGGTCCTACATACAAGAGTTCCCGGGTTACGCGGTCAGCAACCTTGGTCAGGTTGCGAATCTCCGTAGGGACTCACTAATCCGACCGGTTCCAAATCGTCAAGGTATCGCCATGGTGGGGTTCTTCAAACAAGGCCAGCACACTACGCGTTCGTTGCCTCTCTTGGTGGCTAATGCTTTCCTTCCGAGAACTAAGGAAGCGTTCAATGCCCCCATCCAGTTAGATGGCGATCGAATGCAATGCCGTGTCGACAATTTGATGTGGCGTCCTAGATGGTTCGCAGTTTTGTACCACCAGCAGTTCAGCAAGGATGATTTCTACTACCCCGACGCAGATCTCGAGATCGAAGACACAGGCGAGCACTTCAAGGGCTGGGCCGAGCCGAGCGTAATCTATGGTCTTCGTTACATCGACATCATCGTGTCTTACACCAACCACAAAGGAACCTGGCCGACAGGACAAAGATTTATACGACATAACTAACTATTAACTAGCTTGCAAAACTTGCGATATGATAGAAGAGGTAAGACAAAGCCTTTTAATCTAGGGAAGGAGTGACATTGCTAGAGCGTGACTATCAACGACAGCTCATCATCCGGCTTCGTCTCGAATTCCCAGGTTGCGTCATTCTCAAGAATGACTCGGCCTACATGCAGGGTGTCCCGGATCTGACGATCCTCTACGGGATTGCCTGGGCGATGCTTGAAGTGAAGGCGTACGAGAACGCACCTGCGCAGCCGAACCAAGAGTTCTATGTTCGGCAGTTGAATGAGATGTCGTTCGCAGCCTTCATTTACCCTTCTAATGAAGAGGACGTCATCCGTGAACTTCACCAAGCATTTGAATCTAGCAGGGCAACACGCTTTGCTAAGTCCAAGTGACTATCATTGGGTCAACTATACCGAAGAGAAGTTGGATCGCGTCTTCTTTACGAGGATGGCTGCTCGACGGGGAACCGAGCTCCACGCCTTCGCCCATGAAGCGATTCGTCTTGGCATCCGACTGCCTGACGATCAGAAGACGCTGAATAACTATATTAACGACGCTATCGGTTTCCGCATGGATCCTGAAGTCACTCTCTTCTATTCGGAGAACTGCTTCGGTACTGCGGACTGCATTGCGTTCCGACGTAACACTCTTCGGATCCACGATCTCAAAACTGGTGTGACCCCTGCTTCGATACACCAGCTCGAGGTCTACATGGCGTTGTTCTGTCTTGAGTATCGTTTCAAGCCTTTCGAGATCGAGGCTGAACTCCGCATCTACCAGAACGATGAAGTTCAGGTCTACGCTCCCGATCCGGACGACATCTTCCATATCATGGATCGAATCGTAACTTTCGACAAGCGAATCAAGATGTTGAGAATGGAGGCTGAGTGATCATCGACGAAGAAACCCACCTCAGCCACTACGGCATCCTTCGTAAGTCGGGTCGCTATCCGTGGGGTTCTGGTGGAACGCAGAGTGAACGGAACCGCTCCTTCTTGGGAATGGTGGATGATCTCAGGAAGGAAGGCCTAAGCGAAAAGGAAATCGCTGATGGCTTCGGGATCACTACTACTCAGCTTCGTGCTGCCAAGTCGATCGCCAAGAACCAAGAGAAACAAGCCGATATTATTCAGGCTCAGCGTTTGCAGAACGATGGTTGGTCGAACGTGGCCATCGGGCAGCGAATGGGGATCAACGAATCCTCCGTTCGTTCTCTTCTCGAGCCGGGCCAGAAGAGTAAACTCGATGTGCTTGAGACAACAGCGAACATGCTCAAGGATCAGGTAGCCAAGAAAACCTACCTTGATGTCGGTGCTGGCGCACATCTGGGTTCCATTGGTGTGAGCGAAACAAAGTTCAAGACTGCGATTGCTCGTCTGCAAGAAGAAGGCTATAAGATCCACTATGTCAAAGTGGAACAGCTGGGCACTGGACAGCAGACGACCATCAAAGTCTTGACCAAACCGGATGTCCCTTACTCTGAAGTGTTCAAGAATCGTGACAAGATCAAACCCGTCACGGATCACTCTGAAGATGGCGGACATTCGTACATCTCAATCCTTCCACCCACCTCGATTGACTCGAAGCGTGTTCATGTCCGCTATGCTGAGGATGGCGGATCGAATGCTGATGGTGTCATCTTTGTTCGACCGGGTGTCAAGGATCTCTCGCTTGGATCCTCACGCTATGCTCAAGTTCGTATCGCAGTTGATGGTACGCACTACCTCAAGGGCATGGCTATGTACAAGGATGATCTGCCAGCTGGAACAGACCTTGTATTCAACACGAACAAGAAGAACACAGGCAACAAGATAGACGCAATGAAGCCTCTGAGTACTGACCCGGACAGCCCTTTCGGTTCCTCTATCAGTCGGCAACACGGCGTCATGAACATCGTCAACGAAGAAGGAAACTGGGATACCTGGTCGAAGAGTCTGTCATCTCAGATGTTGTCTAAGCAGAGCCCAGCTCTAGCCAAGTCGCAACTTGAGATGGCGTTCACTCGAAAGAAAGACGACCTCGACGCGATCATGTCCTTGACAAACCCGACCGTTCGAAAGAAGTTGCTAGCATCCTACGCTGATGACGCCGACTCGTCGGCTGTACATCTGAAGGCTGCTGCTCTGCCTCGTCAGGAGAACAAAGTAATTCTCCCCATTTCATCGATGAAGGAGACTGAAATCTATGCCCCCACCTTTCGTAATGGTGAGAGTGTAGTCCTGATTCGCCACCCTCATGGTGGCATCTTCGAGATCCCAGAGCTTACCGTGAATAACCGTAACCCTGAAGCGAAGAATCTTCTCGGTAACGCAAAGGATGCGGTTGGCATTCACGCCAAGGTGGCTGAACGACTGTCAGGTGCTGACTTCGATGGCGACACAGTTCTTGTAATACCGAACAACCACGGTAAGGTGAAGACTGCACCTGCCTTGGCTGGTCTCAGAGGGTTTGATCCTAAGGCTGCCTATCCTGCTTATGAGGGTATGCCTAAGATGACCCCAAGAACCAAGCAGATTCAAATGGGCGTTGCGTCTAACCTCATCACGGACATGACCATTCGTGGCGCCAATGCTTCCGAGCTTGCTCGAGCAGTTCGGCATAGCATGGTTGTGATCGACGCCGAGAAACACAACCTGAACTACAAGCAGTCGGCCATCAACAACGGTATCGCACAGTTGAAGGCCAAGTACCAAGGCGGCACCAATGCGGGAGCATCGACCCTGATCTCTAGGGCTAGTGCTGAAACTAGGGTGGCTGAGAGGAAGCCCCGGTCAGCAGCAAAGGGCGGTGCTGTAGATAAGGCTACTGGTAAGCGGGTGTTCGAACCAACAGGCAACACATTCGTCAAGGATGGGAAGACTGTTGTTAAGACCATCAAGTCTGTCAAGCTAGCAGAGACAGACAATGCTAACACCCTGTCCTCAGGCACACCCATAGAGAAGGTCTATGCTGACCACTCTAACAAGCTGAAGGACCTGGCTAACCAGGCTAGGAAAGCAGCAGTCAATACTAAGAGTACCCCCTACTCACCTTCAGCAAAGACCGCCCACTCAAATGAAGTGGCCTCCCTCAACGCCAAATTGAACGTCGCCCTAAAGAACGCCCCTCTTGAAAGGAACGCCCAGGTCATAGCAAACGCCAGGGTCTCCCAGAAGAGGGCAGCAAACCCGAACCTTGAGCCTTCTGAGGTCAAGAAGATTAAAGCTCGAGAGTTGGCCGCTGCCCGGGCTACTACCGGCGCCAAGAAACAGCGTATCGAGATCACTGACAGTGAGTGGTCTGCCATCCAGGCAGGAGCCATAGCACCAAGTAAACTCGATAAGATCTTGTCTAATGCTGACCTTGAGCAAGTCAAGCAGTTAGCAACACCAAAGGTCAAGCTCTTGATGACAAGTAGTAAGACGTCTCGAGCTAAGGCCATGCTTGATTCAGGGTACACCCAGGCTGAGGTAGCTGATGCATTGGGTGTGTCATTGACTACACTCAAGACTAGTCTTGGAGAGTGAGGGTTCAATGATTGAATACATGTTAACGACAGTCGACAACCCTTACGATCCATTCACTGAGTTCGATGAGTGGTACTCGTTTGATGAAGGCCATGGCTACCATAGCACAGGCCTACTAGCACGTGTCATCGACACATCAGATGACTTGTCAGAAGCTGATCAGAGTGCTGCTATTGCTGATGCGATCGATGAAGTTGTTCGAGAGAATGTTCTTGGGATCTTTCGAAAGATTGCAAGTGATGGCAGCACAACGATGGAAACGTTTGACGTTACGGCGAGTCTCTAACCCATAGGGGGAGGGGTCTCGCAAAAATGACCCCCCTCCTGCAT